GAGAAGGCTTGCGTAACTTCGGTTTGAGCGATTAAGGCAGCACGTTCCGGCGAGGTAAGCCACTTTATTTTGTCTGGACTAAAGCCTGCCGGAATAGTCATGTCGTTTATATCGAGCGTTCCCTCTAAAACATCCGCCAATTTGGTAAGCGGTTCGCCGCTGGCAATCCAGGCACTTAAATTGTCCTGCAATTCCTTGCGGGTTGTTTGTCCAATTAGGGTTACTTGCTCATTGGCAAATTGACGCGCCCAGTCAAACGCCTCCCGATTCAGCAAGTCCCACGCAATTGATAATTCATCGGCTTTGCTGGCACTGGCTAATAAATCATTGCCCCGCGCCGCGCCCGCTAAAATGACTTTGACCAGTTCGCCGGGATTAGATTCTGTACCGATTATCCGTTCAGTAAAATCCCTTTCGGTATCGCGTATCCAAAATTCCAGGTTAGCGTTTTCGCCATGTTCCCTAATATCGTTGGCTAGTTTTTCTGGCAAGTCCTGCCATGAGGTAATAAAGGCACGTTGCAGCGCTTCATACAATCCGCCGATCCCGCGCCAATATGCCTCAAATTCTTCCGGTGTAGCAAAGTCAGGATCGTCTATCTTGGCAGCTTTGATCGCGTTCTCAAAAACTTCTTTTGCAGGAACGCCCGCCGCTAAATCCATGCGGATAAAGTCAGCCGTTGCGCTGCCAATGTATTCAGGCATAAACGGCGCGGTTATATCTTTGGTGTACTTTTTGCGCCAGCGTCCTAGCTCAAGGACTTTTAAATCGCGGTTTGGGTTGGGAATGTGCGCTTTTTGTTCTATCACCATTGGCGCTAACGGTGCTTCAAACAAGATCGTGTTTTCATCACCATTATCCGGCGAACTGGTTAGCAGTACCTTATCCGGCATGACGGTCAACTTGCTTTGATATGTGATGCTAGCAGGCTTGACTTTGGCATACCCCATTGTGATATGCGGGATGTAACTATCCGGCGAACTGTAGGCACTCATGGCAAACCCAGCGCTTTGCAGGGTGTTATAAAGCGCCTCCTGATACTCTTCCAATTCGGTGCTGCGGCGAACACGAAAATGCAGCGCATAGTTACCGAGATTATCGAAGGTGTGCAGACTGCCAAGCCGTAAGGTCATGGCAGGGCAGGGGAGTGCCTTAACGGTATCTGCTAAAAGTTGCAATTGGCTTTCCTCAAGCGATGGCACATAACAAACCGTGATGTGAAAATCGCCCGGCTTATTCCACTCTACCTCTTGAAACATGCCTTGTAACTGTTTTTGCAGCGCAATCAAGTCGGTATTATTCGCTAACGAGAGCATCACGCAGGCACTTAATCCTGTGTCCTTGAGCGCGTCAACAGACGGGGCAGCGGGCGCGAGCGAAGGCGGTGTACTTGCCAGCGCTGGAAGCTGGAAGGGATTAGCAGGCATGGCGGGTTGCGGTAAAATCCCTGCCTCTAAATCCGTCCGCTTGACCATGCCGATTCCGGGCAGTAGGAAATAGTCAATTTCAGCAGCGGGCAAGCCTTCTAGTTCCCTCGCTTCATTCCAGCTACGCACGCCATTAATAAAGCCCTGTGTTGACCGCGTAGTGATTTCTACCCGATCTTCCTGCAAAACCTCAATCTGATCTTTTGCCACTTCTACCCGCACATCACCATAAGCGGGTGCAACATCCTTGTTGATGGTATCAAATCGCAGGGTTGCATTAGGGATCACCGTCTCAGTGTATAGAACAATGTGCGATTCTTTAGCGGTGGCAAAATTGGCGCTGTCATCCATGAGGGCAATCGTGGGCGGGACACCAAAAGCAGCCGCGATCCGGCGTTTGGTTTTTTCGTCTAAAATATCCTGCGCCAAATCTTTCATCGCAGGAGTAAGTATCTGATAATTAACCCCATCACCCATTACCGCCGTCCGGTGCTTGTTTTTTGTGCCTTTGTGCTGCTTATTCCACATAGCGGTTAGGCGCTCCTGATCAGGAATTTGCAATTTCTGATCAGTGGTGAGCAACCCGCCAGGCGTGGCATCATTTTCAAAGAAAGTTTTCGCAAACTGTTCAGTAGAGATGTCTACGCCAATGGTTCGCAAAATCCAAGCAATTGCAGGCAAGCCCGCCAGGTCATCTTCGGGATCATAGCTGTAAAAATAAACCAGTTCATCGGCGGTAAATTCGCCTGTGACCGCGCCCATAATGCGCTGGATAAACCCATGCACGCCATAGCGATTACGCAGCACTTCTATCGTTACTGGATTCAGCGTCATGTAGCACAAGCGGCGCTTTTCAATGTACGGCTTCCAGAATGCCCGCCCGTAAATCTGGTAATGTGTCTCAGTGATCCACCGCAATTTTTGAGAGCGCCAGTTGAAAAGCTGGGCAAATGGGTGATTATCTTCCAGTGTGTCTCCGGTACGGTTGTCGATACACCGAACAGGCAGCGCCATAAACGCATTCGCCAGAATTTCAATGCAACGTTTTGCCCATACCGACGCTGCCCACGCTTTTTCATAGCCGTTGTCAGTGGCGGAAAATTCATAAGAGGGTTGGGTACTGATGCCGTGAAAATCATTAAAGTGATCTTCAGCGGCATTCTTGATCGCCTTGCTCGTACCATCCAAGCGCACAAACCGCGCTGCTGTACCATAAGCAGGCGGATTCATCATGACGGGCTTGCGCGGCGCTTTTGTCTTTTTACTCAATGAAAAACACCTGTAAGGTTTGCTGACAACCATAAACCGCCAGCGCCAGCGCGATTACTGTATCATCATGCCCCGTGCCAGCAGCGGCAATTTGCCACACCCCGCTAGGCGTTTGTTTACTGATCATCTTTTGCAATTCGTCTCGCTGAATAGGATTATTCAATAGTTTCAAACCGCTGGTATGGATTGCCTCATGCAGCCCTGCCATGATCATTCCCTTGCTAATGTTGGTGGTTGTAAACGGGACAATCGGCAAGCCCTCAAATTGCAGGCTTTCCAGGTTAGGAGCGCCGATACTGTTTGCCTCAGCATAACAGGCTTCTACTTGCCACTTGGCTAAAAGGTCCTTGATTTGCCGTCGCATCTCTGCCCACGATAAGCGGTTAATTCGCAGGATGTCCACCTGTTGAAAGGTGGTTTTGTCGATAATCGTACAAACGGTGTAATCGTTCGACTGCCCAAAGTCAAGACCGCCATAATAACGATGCGCCGGATCGTAACTCAGGCTGTCAGGCGCAATCACACAAGCAAAGGACACATCGCCAAAATAGCCGTTGCCTGACATCAGAAAACACGAGCGCGAGTCTTCTGGGTATTCCTGTGCAAACAGGTGCTTTAGCTCTATCTGCTTATCTCGTCGCCATTTGATTTGTTCCGGCGTAAGGTTGTGCTTTGTGACCAATGCCAATTCTTCGTCGGTGAAGGTGATAATTTCATCGGGTAAAAGCGGGATGCGATATTCTGTATCTAACCACCAGGGATAGAAATGGAATACATAGTTACCGTTGCCGTCAAGCGCTTCCATGCACTTTTCGTAGAAATAACCTTGAGCGCCGTTGGGTGTACTTTCCAGATACAGGGTAGGATTCCCGCCTTGCAAAATACCCGCCATAATGCTTTCAGTATCGGCATAGAACGCAATTTCGGAACAATGAATATGGGTATAAGTCCCGCCACGCCCTATATGTTTACTACCACCTGTTGCAATAATACCTTCTGCATCGAAATCGGAATACATTGACAGGGTAGCATTTGCATACCGCTTTGCTGGAAACTCGCAATCTCTGAACTTTGGAAAATTGTGATAAAAGCGATCTGTCATGCGCCGCAATTTTTGGGTAGTCGCATCGTCATGAGCAAGGGTAGCAGTTGTAACAGTGCTGATTAAAGACAAGCGGAAAAACTCAGCTTGTATCATGGTGCTGATTCCGTGCTGCCGCGCCTTCAATATCAGATTCTTTTTGCCTTGATTTTTCAGTAAATCCCGCTGCGTAGAGTTGTATTGAAGCGGGATTAAATAACGCTCGTTTGCCTGATCTGCACGGTCTAAGATACGCAGGTAAAGCCGCGCAAATAAAGCCGAATCAGTCAGCGTTTTCTTCTGGTTCGGAATTGTCATTTAAGGCAGATTGTACCCATTCAGCCCATGTTGGCAGCGCTTTACCAGCGGACGTAATATCAGTAGCAGTAAGTTTCTCGGCAAGTCCCACAGCCCGCCGCCCGTAGGTATCGACTGATTTAATTAGATTCATCAAGTCAGACATATCGCTGAGTGTTGATGCAAATTCAGCGCCTACCAGCAAATCAAGGCGTTTCTGTACCGCTAAGTGCATCGTTCGGTAATCAGACAACTCATTGGCAATAACTTCTGATTGTGCTTTGATTTGTTCCTGCTCGATAACGGCGCGGCGCTGGCTATCCAGGTAATCATCGTAAGCCTTGACGCGATCTACCCATTTGTTTTTTGATGACCAGTCGTAGAGAACCCTGATATAACCTGCGTTTTTACCGAGTTTTTCCTGAACCTTTTCTATTGATCGCCCGCTGCTCAAGTCACGGTACACACAAAAGGCAGCAAACGCTTTGTCGGTCTCATCGGGTAATCGCTCCCAGCGTTCACTCACTTGCTTGCATCCATATCGGCGGGTGCTTGGTTGCCTTCGCAGTACCCATGATTATCCATGATGGCACGTTCTAAGGTGATGTAGGCATCAGGATCACCATACTCGTAAGCGTACCGTTGCGCGGTTTGGTGAACCTCTCGCGCCGCTTCATCGGTCACATTAAAGCCCGTGTGATGAAAGATGCGATCCTGGATATACCATAGCTCAAGGCTGCCGATGTTAAACGTGTCGCTCACTTGCTCACCTTATCCGTAAGGACTATCAAGGATTTGTCGCCATATTTCTTCGTCTTGAATGACATTACCTAGCAGATTGGCTAGATTATCAACAGGATCGCCGTGCTTTTTCCGGTATTCTTTAGCACGTTCTATTGCCATTGCTTGCGCTCGTTTTAGATGCGCCTCCGGTGTTTCCTGTTCGAGTAATTTAAGAATGGCTTTTAGTTCATCAACAACGGTACTGTTGATGAGTTCGTCAATGGTGGTTTCCAGTGGTTCACGGCTGGCTTCAAGTCGGCTTTCATATTCTGCCAATTTCAGCCTAACGTATTCTATGGCGATCACTTGCTCACCTTTTGGCTTCATTCGCGGGCAGGATTACAGCTTTAAGTCTGCCATCTGACTTTGCCAAAAAGTAACGGCGCAATTTACCAGTGCGTTTTAACCGTCGCACTTGAGCAAGAATAGGCGATCTCTTTTCCTGTTCATAGATTCGCGCCATTTCAGCGGCGTACTCTTTTGCTGATTGTGCGATTTTAGCCTCAATCTCTGCCGTAATCTCATCGAGGCGCTTTTGTGCTTCTGGAAAAGTATAAATGCTACTCATTGCTCACCTTTTGGCTAACGTTTGTCTAAATGTGTGTCCAGCTTTTGCCATCACGGATTTTTGTAATCGCAGGAACGCTGACCCCGTATCGTTTTGCAAGGTGGCTAGGGCGTTCGCCAGTTGCCAGCGCTTGCTTGATTTCGCGCACTTCCATTTCACCTAACTTGGCAGTCCCTATTTTTTCCCCGCGTGGTATTTCGCGTTGGTAGGGGAGGGGGCGCGGTACGTCTTTCCAGATTTTATTTTGGTGGATAAGACTGATAGTGCATTGGTCAACACCATAAATAGCAGCTATCTCATATTGTGACATTCCGCCTGCCAATAGGTTAACAATCTCGATTACTTGATCGCGTTCGAGAATGCTCCATTGCCCTCTGATAACCTGCTTAATAGCTGCCATATTACCTATTTATTAAACTGTTGATTAGGCGCGATAATGGATAATACCAGACGGAATTTCTATTTTTCCGCCTCAAGAGACTTAAAATAGGCATTTATCCGTTTGATGATCTTCCCAGCTTTCGACTTGCTGTAGTTTTCACGTACCCATTGTTCAGGGTCTTTATTGAGTTTGCTATTGTTGCATCCCAATTGCCCGTGACACAAAGGAATGATATTTGTCTTGGTAGTTCCCCCGCCTTTGACTAGCGGTATCCAATGGTCGGCTGCCAGCGTATGCCATAACCCGCGAGGTCTACCACAAACTGCACAGTTATGATTAAAATAATCGAGGGCGTATAACCACTCATCATTTGTGAGGTCATCTATAGCGTTTAGTTTCCGGGCGCGGCGGCGATGTGTATTAGCTTTCCTGACCTCTCTGCCCCGTGCCGTTTCCCTATATTTTTTCTGGTATTCGCGCTGTTTTTCACTGTCACAATGTTTGCAGATTACGCCTCTAAAATCTTCATGAGGTACTAGTCGATGACATTTAGGGCATTCTGTATCTTCAAAGGTGACTCTGGTATAGTGCCAACCTTCCCTTTTGAAAAGGTCGCCCCATGATAACCCCTCTGGGTATTCTTCTAATGGTGTTCTATTGCCAGATGATGATATACTATCCATAGTGACCGTCTCCTAATCTAGCGGTTACTCATGCCCTTGACTGTATCTAGCAGTGCAAGGGCGAAACATTGTACTTAAATTATACCAGAAAACATATCATTTGCGGGTATGAAGTGCATTAGACCTGATACATTGTACCACTTCGCTTTACCGCACATTTCGGGTTATGTTGCAGCCACACACAGGGGTCAGAACGACTGCTCAATATGACGATCCCCCGTGCTGGCGAGTGGGAGCGCCAGGATTTGCACCTGCGACCTTTGCGCCCCGATAGCCAGTGTAGCCTAGAATTCATGGCGATTCTGGTAGCGCTTGGTGGTTACTCACCGTCCCATGTTTTCCCGGCATAGCAGCCTTGCGACTGACACGGCTTGCAGCCGACTTTCGCCGGGTAGTGCCATCCGGCGGGTAACGATCCCGCTACACTTGCGAGGGGATTTCACAAGTCCAGTCCCATACTGTCCGTTGGCGTGAACCAAAAGCGCCCCGTTGCCAGAGCGCTTGTACTACTTCAATTGAGCCTTACAGGGCGGGGCATCTACTCGTAACCTTGTTTACCCCGCCCTTGCTCGATTTATCGTTGTTGGTAGCTACTTGGGGTTAAGCGTCGTCTTAACCCCGTTCGCCTCGACGGTTGCCTCCCTTAGTGCGCCTCGTCTGGCGTGGTGGGGAGACAATTTTATAATTAACCCAACACCGGGTTTTTAGCGATTTTTTCTGGCTTCGTTGCGGTGATTATACCATACGTACAACTCATTTAAGGAGCAATGTGTCCAACCGTTGCCCCGCCATAAAAAATGTTTTTTGTTTGCCTCGTAATAAATCTATTTTGTTGGGGCTGTAGGCAGTGCGGGCAAAAGCCTTTCTCTGCCTACAGCGACGCTAGCTCTTTCCAAATTTATTCTATCACGTAATATGCAAAAATTGCATTAGAGTTTACGAATTTGGTAGGGCAGATTATACCTCCGCTACCTGCTCACTCCACATCGCGCCTGACAAGCACCAGATGATCGCGCTTGCCTCATCCGGGCGTAGCAGCAAAAATAACTGATGTTCGCCCTCGCGCTCAATCCGCAAGTACAGCGTGTCTACCGGATGTCCAGCAACCTCACCTGCGCTGAATGAGCAATTGGCGTATTCCTGTTTAATGCGTTCAGTGTACTTTAGCCCGTCAACTTCCCATTCTGTTTCGGCGCGGGATTGATTCTGAACGCGGGTTACTTTCATTTCGTGCTCGTTTCCCCTTCAGCCGACGCGGGCGGCTGTTCGCTGCCCTCGCCGGGTGTTTCCAGTTTGAGCGCCGCGTCCACTTTGATTTCGACGGGTTCAGCGATAACTTTCGCGTGTGCCTCTTTGAGCAAGGCGATTTGCTGCTCAAATGCCAGCTTTTCACGAAGGATAAAAGCGTGTACCTCTGGGATTAAGGCTAGCTGCGGCTCGTGCTTTTGCAGTTGCGCCAAAATATCAGTCAGCGGAATTTCGATGCGCTCTACGACCATTGCCATCCGGCTTTTAATGTCAGTTTGCCCGACATTGATCGCGGTTGTCATGGATTCCAGTGAGCCAATTAACGCCATGTGATCGGCGTGTGCGTCCTTGCGGTTGCGTTCGCGTGACTCGGCTGAATCCGCAATGATGCGGTTGTTTGATTCAGTGTTCTTATCCAGCGCAACGGCGATCTTATCCATTGCGTTAGCGAAGTTCTGCACAATGGTCAGTATGATTTTTTGATCGCCTTCACTCTCGGAGCGCTGGTTGCCTAATAGCTTGCCAACAAACCAAAAGCACCCCCAGACAACAAGCACCGCAAGGCTAACTTCGCCGGGATTAATGCCGATACCCTCGATGCCAGAAATCATGTCTGCTAGATAATTCAAGATTTGTCCTGTTATGCGCTATAATCATGGTAGACGTTCGCTACTCCGTTAGCGGGCGTTGCTTAATCGCTGTTGGTGCTTTGAACACCAGCGGCGATTTTAGGTTAGGCTATTGATGCTTTCGTTTTTGAGCTTCGATAATGTGAGCTATTCCAGCCCACAACATGCCCCTGTTTTGAAATTCCTGTTTTATCTTTTGTGGATCGTCGGTTTTGTATTGACCCTTGCGGCGGGAATAGACCATTAATCCGCCTTGCTCATCAAGGTAGCCCATGATCGCTTCAATTGCATCTTGTGGGGTTTTGATTTCAGGCTCAGGTTTTGGCAGAGTCACATTATCCCTGATAGTTTCTATAAGTGTTATCACTAGATCAGCGGATGGCTCATCATAGATTTCAAGTAAAGCTACGCCATTGTCTTTACATGCGATGCGCTTAAATTCATCCCTTAATTTCATATCTATAAAATCAGAGTAATTAGGCTGAAAATGAGGGATGTATTGATAGTGCTGTGCGCCTTGAACCTCAATAGCCAGATTTAGCGACTCAATAAAAAAATCCAGTTCAAGGCTTTGACCAATGTATTCTTTTATCCACTTGGGATAAACGTTTTCTTCAATGATGAGACTTGGGAAATGTTCATTTAATTTATCATAGACAAGCTGCTGGAGCTTACTACGACCTTGCCGATAGGTTATAATAGGCATTAGTGACCTCCGAAACAGGTTACTCACGCCCCGATGATTGACCGTCATGCGGGGCATCGAATTTATGCTCTATTTTACCACATTCCAGGCTAGTTTTGCTACCCTTTGTGCCTCCAAAACATGCACTTCCTTGACCCACTCTAAGCCAAGTTTTTGAAGTTCTTGTAACACGCGATGGCTTTCATTAACGATATGCCAGCCGCGCTTTTTGCTCTTGATGTACATGCCGCCTGATTTATCCAAGAAACCAGAAATCAAAACGATTTCTTGCTTAAACGAGGGGGTATCACGTAAAGCGCCAATTTGCTGATCGGGGTCTATTTCAAGGTTAGCCAGAAATTCTTTTAGCTGCTGGCGATCTAGCTGCATCAGCCATCCGTTCAGCCACCATTTTGTAGAGCGCCGGACAATTTCACTGACACCCATTGCCAACGACACGCCCAATGAACCAGCAGCGGGGCGTAAAAATTCAGGTACGAGCGCCATGTTAAACAGGATGTCTAACGAACTATCAAAGTCCTGATATTCTTCAAAGTACATCGGAAGTCCTTTTCTTAGGAACGCAAAGCAAAACTCAATCGTTTACTTTGCTGGCTAGCATCATAGTTTCTCTAGGAAACCACTACCCCGCTTGCCTGTCTAAGTCTTGGGGTTTTCCGAGTTATTCCACAGCGCACATTGCAACGGGGTATAGCCCGCGCTTCGCTTGTAACGGAATCGCTCACTTGTAATGATACAATGTCTCATTGTCAATATACGTCAATATACGTCAAGTTAGGTTTGAAAGTGCCAACCTTTTTTCTTGCCGTATCGAGATAAAACCCCCTGCCTTTCCAGACTCCGCAAAATCCGCAACGCTGTTGACTCGCTGGCAGGTAGGAATGCGGCTAGGGTTTTGGTTTTGATAATGCCGTAATTCCGCTGTACTTTTTCAAGCGTATGCAGCAGCGGATCGTCGCTGAATTGGTGTCCACATACCGGGCAAATCATCTAAGCATCACCTCCGCTAATCTGGGATAACAATGTCAAACGCTGATAGCCCCGAAAAATAGCCATAGCCAAAACCATAGCCCCAATGCAAGCCCGTGTCTCTCTGTAATGGATCGCGTTCAATAGGCGGCGTAAGTTTCCATTCAAATCCAGGCACATTCAACACATACCACTTATAATGCTCCGTGTTTCGCTTGCCAACTTTGCGCCGTTCTATGAGACGATCAACAAGCCATTCAGTTTTGCGGTAATCTTCACTACGAAAAATCACCTTATGCTTGTATTTGAGAATAAACCACAATCTCGGACGTTCAACCTCGGATTTTACCAGCATCGCTATTAAATCATCGTAACTTATACCGTCGTTCATCCTGCCTCCACATTCTCCACATTCTCGCTTTCCTGCACATCCCGCCCGCCGCTTTCATCTGGCTGCGGCGAACCATCCTGGAATCCCGATATGTTGACGGGCGGATGGGGCGGGTCAACACCGGGTAGGGTTGGCTCGTTAGGTGTTGGTGTCATTCGCCCTCGCTTTCTCATCATCCAATTCAAGACACGC